CCGGCCGATGGGGCTATTTAACGGATGGCCGCGAAGGGTACATGGTGCAGCTAATCCTTGGCACAATCCGCACATGGTGGACAACTAAAGGCGAACTGCCAACAGTCGAGCAGCTGATTGATGACGCTTGGCCTACATACAGAGACAAAGTGCTGGCGCGTGGCCGCGATTTGGACAGCGACGGACGGGGCATGGCCCTGTTTCAAAAGAAATGCTGGTATCAGCTTCAACGCGCAAAAAACAACGAACTCCGTATCTTGCAAGGCGTGGCCGCAGGATCGGAATTGGATTCACCGGACCTCACTCCGCCGGTGGATGGCAAAGGGGCGGCGGTTTCTCCACCCGTACCGCCGTCCCTGCGCCTCACAGATTGGGGCATGAGCCGCTATCAAGGCGAAGCGCCAGAACAAGAATGGCTAATCGAAAACATACTGCCGAGGCGCATTCCAGGTTTGCTTGCGTCGATTGGCGGATTGGGTAAATCGTTTGTGTTGCTCGATTTGTGCGTCAAGGTCGCTGGAGGCGATCAGCAACTGCATCAAGAGTACGCGCTGGGTGGCAGAGTGGCGCAAAACGGCAAGGTCGTGTTTTTAGGGGCCGAGGACAGCGCGAACAGCGTGCACCGACGCATTCAGTCGATTTGCACACCGGCACAGCTGGATCGAGCAATGGATAACTTGTTTGTTGTTCCGTTACCTGATGCCGGTGGACCCGTTCCTCTAATACACAATCTGATGGGTCAGTATTCGGCAACAGCGCAGTACATGGATATACGGCAGCAGCTGGTCGATATGGGCGATGTGGCGTTGATTGTCATTGATCCGCTGCAAGCGTTTGCCCACGCCGATATAAACCAAGACCCCGCAGCCGCACAGTTCTGGTGGTCGCTGATGGCCGAACTCTGCGCGACAACCGACAGCACGATCCTTATCGCGCACCATATGCGGAAAGAAGGCACGTTTTCAATTAAGAAGTCCAGCCAAGCGCGGGAAGCAATACGCGGAACAACGGCGCTGGTGGACGGCGCTCGATGGGCCTACGCGCTGTGGAATATGCCAGAAGAAGAAGAAGCGGTAGTTGCGGCCAATCTGATGTTTGAATCCGGCGTGGGCAACTGCGTGATGGGCGGGGTCGTAAAGGTCAACGACGAAGCGGATAAAAGCACAGTCACATACATTAGAGGCGACAACGGCCTCCTGACTGACCGGACAGCGGAAGTCGGCGCGATATTGGACGCATCGGTTAAGCTAAATCGTATGCAGATCGAGGCGATCTTTACCGAAATTGAAACGCGCTGGTTAAGCGACACGCCTTTATCGGCAGCGGTAAATACAAATCGCTCACTGCAAGCGCACCTGATTGATAACTACGCAATGCCGAAACGTGCGGCTCGATCATACGTGCAAGCATGGCAGGACAATCGGCTGATTGAAAGCGGAACACACGACGCCAGACGTAAAACAAAAGGGCTGCGCGTTATTCGCCGCCCCGACTACAGCGTTCAAAACTTTTAAACCAGAAAGGGAAAACATGAATCAATCGGAACTATTGGCAATGACGCCAGAGCAGCGTCGAAAGCGTGTTAAGCACTTAGCGTTGCTAGAAAGCGCTAATTTAGTTGGTAAAGGTGGCGGTAGATCCGCAAATTGGGGCGTCAACCCGAATGGCAACAAAGGCGGCAGACCGCGATTGCAAGATATGGTCAACAGCAAGCCAGCCAGAGAAATGCTTCACCACGCAAATCTAGGCCATTCTTTGTCAAAAACCGCAGAAATACTGGGCCTGACCCTAACGCAAACCAAGCGCAAGGCGCGAAGATACCAGATCAGTTTTCAAGATTGGAAATATCAAGAGTGATGGCGAAATGGAGAATTGATATGGTGGATCGTGAAGCAGCTGCACAGCTTAATCAGAGCGTCATCGATCTGCACAAACGCTGCAATGAATTGGCAATTAAGGCCAGCAGAGCAGCGTATGATGAACGATCAGACATAGCCGATTGGCTATGCGACGAGGGCCATGAAAAGCTGGGGCTGGCCGTCCTAGATGGAAAATACAAGGAGGATAACTAATGGACTTTATTGAAATAACAGACACGCCGGTTAAAATATCACAGAAAAAGAAATGGCCCGATTGTCGCTCAATGGTCAACGTCGTATTTCTGGACGGCGAGGTGCGCGAATACGAAATCTCTGCCAGCAGCCACCTATCGAAATACCTGGTCGAGCAAGCAAGCGAAACCGGCATTCTGTGCTTTATTGACAAACGCCAGAAAGCCTCTCTCAGCATCCCAGTGGCGAATATCAGGGAATGGTCGTTAAAGGAAATCGAGGAAGCGCCAGCCGAACCAGCACCGGAAAACCAACCACACTGTATTGACGGTTTAAGCGACAAAATCATGGACGCAATGGAATCTAAAGCGCTTGGCGTAAACACAAACCAAATGCTCAAAACCAAAGCCATAAACATAGTCGAAACGGAATTACGCCGTCATGGTTCAGCTGCCGTTTTGAAGCGATCAAAGCGCGATTGGATGCGTGTCGATCATGTGGGCGAAAAGGCGGCAATGTTTATTCGCTCGGCTTTGTTTGATCTGCGAAAGCGTGAAAGGCAGGGCTATGAAGAAGGCTACAGCACTGGACACGCGGATAACTTCTGGAACAAGGTATGACTTTTTGCCCAAAATGCGGTGCAAATTCTTTGTTTTGGCGAGAAGCGCCGAAGAAAAAACAGTGCGCTCAATGCCCGAATTGGTTTGAATATGGGTACGCTACAGGCCGCAGAGAGTCCGCGAAATACTGCTCTAGCAAGTGCCGAAAAGCGGCATACATCGAGCGCACAAAATAAGCGGCTTGCGGGAGTAGTGAATTTGCACATTATAACTGTAAAAAAGCAAATTGCGGGGGGTATGCGGGTGGTATGCGGGGGGTATGCGGGTAGTGTGCGGTGAGTAATCCCCCATACCCCCTATACACTACTCCCGCAACATTCCCGCAACATTCCTCGCCACCGCGTTGAGCGCGGTTTGAACAACGCTACAACGGATCAACGAAATGCCAAAATCACGATACGCAAATGTTAAGCGAAATTCGAAAGCCAAAAAAAAAGATGCGGATGAAAGTTGGTCCGCACCAGCAATGTGGTCGGATGACCGCTACAAGGTGGTTAAGAGTGCTTTTGATGCGGTGGATGAAGTCGCGAGGCAAATGCAACACAAATGGGGGATTGGTAAATTGGAGCGGCTGGCATCGCCGCAGCTGGCAATCAGTTTTAATCGAGCAAGGGTAAACTTCTCTGATGCAGCGAATGGCGATTGCGAAAAATACATGGCTCAGAAAGCTGCAAACCTAATCGCTGGATGGAAGGCGCTAGAGGCGTCCGCAAAAAAAAATGGATTCAACCCCACACAAGGCGCTGTGATGTACCTGATAGCGCCTGATGATGCTGGTGGTGGGTCGTATGCCATCATTGGGCATAGTTGCGACTCTAAGGCCGTTACAGAGCCTGTGGAGCGCGTTTATACGGCTGATGAAGTGATCCGAATACTTAAGCGGTGGGAAGATACACATTTTGGCGACATGACAAGCAAAGTAAAGGAGCATTTTCCAGATGCAGAAATCACCAAATTGGATTCAACAAACATCAACGAGAAAGACCACGATGACCCCATCCCCTTCTAGCGACAAAATGGATTCAACGCCTGACCGAGCCTGGTTGCTGCGGAAAGCAGAAAAAATCGTCTGTGGTGAGCGAAACCAAGATTACGGGGAACCGGTGGATAATATGCGGAGGACAGCTGCAATGCTTAATGCTTACCTCGGTGGTCGCGCAGAATTGGATTCAACCGATATTGCTGCCTTCGGGATCATCCTCAAGCTTGGGCGCCTAGCGCATGATCGAGGATCGGCGGATAGCTGGCTGGATATTGCCGGTTATGCGGCGATTGGGTTTGAAGCGTCGGAGGATCAAAAAAGCAAAAAGCCCCCCCCTTAACAGGGCTGGGGCAATTCGCTTTTCTTCGTGGTGGTGATTTAGCGGAGACTGTTTAAGTGTCCACCAAGTGCAATAAAACACTCGATAAGCGATCCGTTGAAAACGAAATTGTTGTTGCAAGTCATCG